CATCTACTAAATGGAATAAAAGCGATACAACAACCAATGATATGAAACCATGGGGCTTGCTCAGAGTAATTAATGGAACAAATTACGGAGCACAAGGCCTTGCGGCTTGGGGTAGTGCTAATTATCCTAATGTCACTGCTACTGTGAACACTACTAGTTCAGGAAGAAATGTTGATGTGATTATAATCGACGAAGGCCACCCTGACTCAGCTCACCCCGAATTTGCTAAGAATCCCGACGGCACAGGCGGCACCAGAATAGTTAGGTATAATTGGTTTCAACATAATGCAGAAATTGGCCGCGGCGCCAATTCAACATATAATTATGCATATCAGGGTTCTGGACATTCAACGCATACATCGTCGACAGTAGCAGGCAATACAATGGGCTGGGCTCGCGATGCAAATATATACAATTTAGATTTCACAACAGTTGACGAACCAATGGATTATGTCAGGATGTTTCATAAGTATAAACCCATTAATCCAGAAACAGGAAGAAAAAATCCTACTATTGTTAATAACAGTTGGGGATATTATAGCGGCGGCGGCAGTGCATCACAGATCAGTAGAGTTATATACAGGGGAACAACATATACTCCTGTTACAGGTCCTCCAGCACCAACTGGCGTTAGTGGAGTATACGGAAATACCGGTACTCCGTCTGCAGAATTAGTATCGTTTATTAACGGCGGACAAACAATTACCAGCGATGGCGCCAGCATACAAGTACAAGCTCTTACTGATAATAATCTACCAAGTAGTCCTGCAGGATTACAATATTTTTCTACTGCTCCTACGGTAGGCAATAATGATGATGGTTACTGGAGAATAGATTTACCATTTATTATAAGTTTTCTAGGCGCAGGCCAAACATCAGTATATGTAGGAACAAATGGGTATCTTACTTTTGGCAGTGGTAGTACGGTATATACTAATCTTTCTCCGTCAAATCCAGCTGGTCCGAAGATAATGTTAACCGCAGGCGATAATAGTGTTCAAAGAATATATTACGGACAAGAAGGTTCTAGTAATGATAGAACATATAGAATATATATCGAGGGTACTAGTAGTTGGTCCGGGACAACTGGATCACCGAATCAAATATACGAATATACTTTTTATAAAAATTTCCCCACACGAATAGATTTAAAGGTAGGAATCAATGGCAAGGTACAATCAAATACTTCTGGATTTACTTCCGCTGAATTGTTTAATTGGCATTTTATAACAGGTCAGAATTTTCCTGCCAAAGTAATAAGCGTTGATGTCGACTATGAAGATGCCATGGCAGAAGGCATAATAACAATGGGTAGTGCCGGTAATAATGGCTGGAGGCACGATTTAGTGTCGGGCCCTGATTATAATAATACTGTTACAATAGGCGGACAAGACATATATTATGAACAAGGATCTAGTCCTAATTCGGCTGGTACTGATTCTACTAGAGTTTGTATCGGCGCAATTGATCACGGATCATTGGAAAAGAAAGCATACTATAGTGATACTGGTCCAGGCGTAGATATATGGGGGCCAGGCAGTATGATAATGGGTGCGTTTTTAAATGCATCTTATGTGACACCGGCGGTTCCAGATCCAAGGAACTCGGCTTTCTATCTTAACAAGTTAAGCGGAACGAGTATGGCAGGTCCAATGGTCTGCGGTATGTCGGCCTGTATCTTAGAACAGTATCCACATTGGACCAATTATGAATTGAAGAAGTATCTACAAACAACCGCCGCCATTGCAATGGAAGATTATACCCCGGTTACTTCTGCAAATTACAGAAATGCATTATGGGGCAGTCAGAAATTTTATCAAACATACAAATACGAGCGTAATACTACCGGAGTTCTTTGGCCAAATTCTACTAGAAATATTTCATTGAGAGTGACCAGACAGCCTAATGTCAATACTGCATATTGGCCGCAGGTTACTGCATCAGGAGCCATATACCCACGCCGTATATTGGGCAAAAAATAATTGGTTGACAATTAATTCATTTAATTATATAATAGCAATTCATTTAAAGGATTGTTGTGCCAAAGTGTTATCAACTAATTGGAGTTCCTGCCGCTGGCAAAAGTACTTGGTATAAAAATCAGGGCTGGCTAGGCGAGGATAAAAAGGATCACAAGTATGTTAGTACTGACCAGCATGTTGAAGGATATGCAAAGGATCAAGGCAAGACCTACAGTGAGGTATTTGAAGAATACATGCCCACTGCTATCGAGCAGATGATGTTTAATGTTAACATGGCCGCGGCCCTGCAATTGGATATTGTTTGGGATCAGACTAGCACTACTGTTAAAAGTCGAGCTCGAAAGTTTAACGCATTACCAGAGTCTTTGAACTACGAGCATATCGCCGTTGTATTCCGTACTCCGGAACGTAGCGAGTTGGATGTGCGTTTGGCAAGCCGTCCCGGTAAGCATATTCCAAAAATAGTCATTGACGATATGATTGCAAATTGGGAAGAACCAACTCTATTAGAAGGCTTTAAAGAAATTTGGTACGTTTGACATTATGGCAAAGTGATGTTATAATATCACATTAAACAATAAAAGGTATCATATGGCTGGCAAAGCAAAATCAATTTACTTAACAGTAACCAAAATTGGTTCAATGAAAACAGAGTTTCACAGGATGTTTTTTGATGCCAAAGCATATAATGAATATGTTAAGTCGGACGAGTTCAAGACCACGTGGCCAGTCGAAGAGTATAATATTGTAAAAGAAACTTATTAAGGAAAGGAGCATAATATGCCCTCAGTATTTTTAGTCAGTGACACACACTTTGGACACATGGGTGTCTGTAAGTTTACCCGTAACGACGGGGTAACCAAATTACGACCATACGACACGCCCGAAGAAATGGACGAAGATATGATTGCAAAATGGAACGCCAAGGTCAAGCCCACAGATAAAGTGTACCATTTAGGCGATGCAGTTATTAACCGCAAGGCCTTAAAGACATTAGGCCGCTTAAACGGCGACAAAGTTTTGATTCGTGGTAACCATGACATCTTTCGTGATGATGAGTACCGAATGTACTTCCGTGAATTACGTGCATACCACGTGATGAATGGAATGATATTAAGTCATATTCCGTTACACAGTGATAGCATGGGTCGTTTTGGTACTAACATTCACGGACATACTCACGCAAATCGTGTGCGTAAAGCTCGTGGTGTAGATGCACGTACAGGAGAAATTTTGTACAGTGATGAAATTGATCCACGTTACCATTGCGTTTGTGTTGAACAAACTGACTTTGCACCTATTTTGTTTGAAGACGTTATAGCACGTATTGAAGCAGAAGGCGGAAGTGTAGGATTCAAGAACGGAAACGGCCCCACTATGTAGGTTGACAGTAAATCCAATTAATTGTATAATGTGGATACTATGAAATTTTACCTAGAGACAACTAAGTGGGCCGATTCTGTTCCCAATCACGTATACTTGCTGTCGGACGATAAAAGCAAAGCATACGGGTACGTAAGGCATGGGACCGACTTTGTTTTTACGTTTTCAAAGCCCTTTGGGTTTGGGACAAGGGGAAGAAAATTTGAAGAAGTAGCTAATACTTTTAACTACAATTTAGAGCCCGAAATAACTAATACTGAAGTACTAGCCGATAACCCATCAAAAGTATGGACTATTGCAGGGTCAAAAGGTAATACTTATACAGTAACTTTAAAAGGTAGTACTTTATCATGCAGTTGTCCCGGGTACACTTATCGCCGTAATTGCAAGCATACTGAATCTGTTGCATAAAAACAACAGTTTTTTTGGTTGACAATTAATTGGATTAATTGTATAATATACTCATGGACAGTAAAAAAGTATACCGCAAAAGACGTCAGGACCGCAAACATGCAGTCTACGTAATCACGAATGTTGTAACAAAACAACAGTATATTGGCATTACTGTAGTGTCAGACACTGTACAGAAATCATTGAAAGTACGTATTCAAAAACACGTTCGTCGTGCATTGACAGAAAACAAAGATTGGGAATTGTGCAAGTCAATTCGTGAACATGGCACATTGGCTCATACTTACGGTCTTGTAGAAATCCTACGTGGCCGCAAGCCAGCCCATGCTAGGGAACGTGAATTGATTCGCAAGCATAATCCAGCATTGAACAGCCATTAAATTGGTTGACAATAAATCCAATTAATTGTATAATATACACATAGACAGCAACAAACAGGAGTTAAAGATGGCATACGTTTCCCAGGATTTGAAGTCAAAGCTGACGCCTAAAATCAAGGCTATCTGTAAAAAGTATGGTGTCAAGGCCAGTATTGCAGTTCGCAATCATATGACTCTTGTGCTAAATGTCAAGTCCGGCAAAATTGACTTTATTACTGATTACGGTGACACTCCGGAATCCCGAGCTGATGCTAAAAAGTTCGGCATTCAAGTTAACCCTTATCACTACAAAAGTCATTTTGTTGGCAATGCCAAAAACTTCTTAAGCGAAGTTATCCCTGCTATGAATAACGGTAATCACGATAACAGTGATATCCAAACTGACTACTTTGATGTGGGTTGGTATGTTGACGTTAATATTGGCAAGTGGAATAAGCCTTACACCGTTGAATCAATTTAATTGACATAAATTGGTTTTGGTGTTATAATTAATACTTAGAAACAAAAGGAATTCACAATGAGTTATGTAATCGTTGCAAAAGGTACTGGTCTTATCGTAACAGATGGTCCTAACAAGACCCGTGCTTACAAAACTTTTGGCGCCGCAAAGGCCACCAGAACTCGTTTGTGCAACAAAGCAGGTTGGACAGAAAACCAACTGAACATTGTGGACCGTGCTACCTACACCGCACCTAAAATTACTGTAAAGAATTTGATGTCGGGCAAGCCTGTAGAAATCGATGCAGACACTCCTTGGTGTTGCAATCCTGCTAGTGAAACTTATTGGAGCATGTAATTAAATTGCATCGCATTAAAAGAACTAATTAATATGGGTAAATATATGAATGACACTATTACAAGAAATGCTATGGCTAGCAATAAAAGGCCTTGCTTACATAGCTATCGGGTATACTCTACATCAAATCGGAATTCAATTAACCCAGCCAGGTTTTTGGCTAGTAATAGCATTAACTTTAATTTGTGATCTCACCAGCATATGGTACAGTAACGCAAGAATTTTCAGACTACTAACAGAGATTGAAACAGATGGCCACAAAGAAACCCAAGTACCCGACCGTTAACGTATTCATTGCCAGTGCTATGGCATATAGGATTAATAATGGTTATGTTAACGGATACGAACAAGATCCGGTTACACAAAAACCAAAAATTCTCAATAAAGATATAATGCAAACTGCATTGCAATCTGACATTGAGTTTAATGCCGAAGACATTTCTATTGGAAATGAAATGTACGAACATTTTAAAGGCATCTTGTTTAAAGGCATCACAAATCGGCTTAACAATTTTGAAACAGCAATATCACAACTCATTGTTAAAGATGAATTGACTAGATTTGAATTTGGTATTGTTGCAAGTCTCGGCAAAGTGTATAACACAGATATAAAAAGAGAAAAAGATCGCGACAATATCTCAAGTGTGGGGAACCGAAGCGAATACATTTCTACAACGGCTTTGACTAAAGCAACCTTTCTTTTGGACATCAACATATTGACAAGTACCTTGCTTCCGTTGTAT